CTGCTGTCCCGTCAGCCCCAGCACGTCAGCCACGGTGGCGCCCAGGGTTACCGGGTCGTGAACCGATGCCAGGGGGGCGTAGAGAGCGCCTGCCTCGGTCTGCGTCAGGTAGGTGGGGTGTGGATCGGCTGCTGCCAGGTGGGCGGCGATAGCGGCGGCTGCGGTGCCGGTGGGGTCGGCGCCAACATCACCAGCCGTCAGGGTCTGATTGATCCACAGGCCACTAGAGGCACGGCGCAGTACCTGCCCCGGAGTGGCGCTGCTAATCAGAACATCATGCAGCTCATCAAGCTCCTGGCCGTTGTCGACCTTGACGTAGAGGATCCCTGATGTTCCCGCGCTTGCCTTGACGCACCACCCCAGGACCACCCCATGGGCTGGCTGCGTGGGCCTGGTACTGGTGAGCTGGCCAGTGGTTTCGCTGAGGAACACCAGACCGCCCTCTGTCAGGCCGGATGTGTTGACGCCAGTGAGCGGGCCTTCGGTAACAACGTAGCCGTCGGAATTGCTGGAGATCGCCTCCAGTGTCAGGCCCATGGTATTGGCTGCCGTTGCTTCGACAGAGGCATCAGCCGGCGCAATGGTTTTGGTTGTTCCGCTGCTGCCGGTCACGTAGACCGGAACGCCTTTAGCTATCGCGCTTCCGGTGTTGTTTCGGACTGGCGCTACAGTTAGCGTAGCGCGATCAACGGTTATTGAATCTAACTTTGCTTGGTTGGCTGCAGATAGCAGGCCAGCCGCCAGCGTGGTGGCTTCCGGTAGCGTTACATCCGCGCCGGTGCTGCTGCTGAGGAGGCGTGTCGCTGGATCGTAAGTGAGGTTTGTAGCAGCCGCCTTATCCGCAATCGCTTGCGCAGTAGTGCCTTTCTGCTGGCCGCCCTGCACCACGTACACCAGTTCGGTGCCCGTCAGCGGAGTGGTAGCCGGACTGCTGACTGCGAGTTGTGAGAGCTTTTGGTCTGGCATTACGACTCAAGCAACAAAAGGCCACCATCTTCAAGGAGCAGATATGAACCATCTTCTAGCAACAGTTTAGAGAATGCCACTGAAACCGGCTCCAGAGACAGGCTAACCATCATGTAGGCCCCATCGCCCACTGGCATCGGTTCGCGAACGGAATAGGCTGCGCCATCGACCTGCAGCAGGTCGCCGTAGCGGAGGGCTGAGAAAATTGAGCTTTTAAGGCGTACTGCGTAATCGACACTGATAACATTTCCACCAAATATAAGCTGAGCATTCTTATCAAGAATACCGCTACTAGAAATGGCGCCCCAGATCACTGGGACGCCAAAGTCGTCTTCATTGAGGAAGTCGAAATCCTCCTCGAACGCCATCAGTCGCCATCCTGGGCTTTGCCCTTGGCAGTGGCATGAGACGCCTCGATGACACCTAGTGCCACCAGTGTGGCGGCATCATCAGCGGGCAGGGTCAGCTCCTGCCCTTCATGGTATCGGACCCCATCGTGCTCGACGGGGCCATTGATTACAACGTGCTTGGCCATGATCAGGAGACGATGTTTTGGAAGAAGTAACCTACATCACTGGCTGCGATGATCTCGTTTACCGATTCGCCGACCCGCACACGCTGTGCGCCACGTAGACCCACCTTGGGCTCGGGGATGCTGCCGCTCACCCGGTTGCCATACTCGGCTGTATAGCCGAATGTGACTGCGTTGCCGCGAACCGTGGCGATTGGGTTCTGGTGCAGGAACGCCATGTGCTTGCCCCACACGCGGGACAGGGTTGCATCCTGACCAGGCTTGGCGGTGTTCACCCAGCTTTCCCCAACCAGAATCTGATCAAGCTCCAGCAGATCAGCCACGGCCCGCAAGGACGCGGGAGCGCCCTGGCCATTGACCGTCAGGGTGTTGCCGGTGCTGGAGGGGGCAAGCGATGCGGTGATCTTGGGATGCACGCGCAGCTTTGTCCACGCCTGACGGCCAATGACAGCCACATTTGGCCGCATCAACATGCCATCCAAGGCGCCCATGATGGCGGGATAGGGGTCGGAGTTGGTGTAATCGGACCACTGCGAAGTACCGCTAAGAGTTGTGCGGTTAGCAGCAGGATACGTGTTGAGGCTAAACACCAGGTCAGCTACCCGTTTTTCGCGATCTAGGGCGATCAGCTCGGACACGCCTTCAACGGCGCGGCCAATCGGGTTATAGCCAGGAGGTGCCGCGTCAACGTCATCGTTGGGCACCAAGTCATCAAGGCCAAAATCCTTAACGAAACCGGCAGTTTCGGTGCCGCCAAACTGCACTTCGTTTGGAACACCTTTGCGGCCCACCATCGTTTCAGGGATGGTGAACATTTCGTTTTTGTTGAACAGCTGCCACTTGAACTCACGGCTGCCAACCGTAGTTCGTGGCAAGACTTGATCAGCGATATACGCTCGATTGGTGTAAGCAAGAGCGATTGCCGTCAGCTCTTGCTGAATCGGAAATGGATAATTCTGATAGGACATTGGTGGTTACCTCAGGGGAGAATTTGTCAGCCCTGGAAAGATCCAGGAACAAGGAGGACAGGGGCCTTGTCCCCTAAGACGGCGCTGGCCATTGCAATGCCAGCGGTTCGCACATTGACGCCGGCTGAAGCGGCTGCAGTAATGGCCTTGCCGTTGGCATCGCTCATCACCTGCGCACCACGCGTAACGGTTCCGCCGAAATCAACGGTGACGATCCCGTCGAGAATGCCATCAAACCGCTCACCAGATGCGCAGCCAACGTCATCGGAGGCTCCAACAACAAAATCAGCAGCGGCGGCAGCCTGGACCATGGTTCGATCGTCAGCGCCGAACTTGATGAACCGATTTGGGGCAACAGCGGCGCCGGCTTGAAACGCCTTGGTTAGGCCTTGATTGCGAGGGGACATGATGATGTTGCGTCAGGTGGTGAGTTCGCGCCGGGCCTGGGCCACAGCATCGGTTGCGGAGATCGTCCGGCCTGCGGTTCTGGCCTGGTCCGTGATCTCGCGAGCACGTGCCGCCAGCTCCTGGGCGGTTGGCTCCGGCTTGGTTGGCTTGACGGACTCCAGCCCGGCATCTGGGGCCGCAGCGTAGGGAACCGGTGCAGGAGCCTCTGCCAGTCGCACAGCGGCACTGTTGGCCTGGGCCTGGCGCTCTGCAGCCAGAATGGCTACGGCAGCCTCTGGGCCGGTGGTGTGGCCATCAGCGGCAAACCGCTCGATCAGGGCTTCATGGCCAGGCAGGGACTGAGCTCGAACGGCAGCGATCCGATCGCGCTCAGAGACGGCCCCTTCAGCACGCAGCACAGCCGCGGCCTCAGGGTTATGGGCCGACCACTCGGAGGCCAGTTGGCTAGGGGTTTGGGGAGAATCCATGGAGGATGCAACAGGGAACCGTGTGCGCCCGCTAGTGCTGACGCTGGATAGTTGACTGATTAACTCTTCCAGGCTAGTGATTTGATCGGCTAAGCCGGCATCAATAGCCTGCTGACCGATAAACATTCGACCATCGGCCATGCGCTGCAGCACGTCGGCTTCGGTTGTTCCGCGATAGGCGGCAATATCAGCGACAAAAAGCGAATACAGATAATCCACTTGCGCTTGCATCATTGCCTGACCTGTTTCGGTCAGCGGTCCGAACTGACTGGCGGCGCGTTTGTATTTACCGGCTACGATTTCGGTCGTCTTAATCCCCATGTCTTTTTCGCGCTGGCTCACATCTACGTGAGTGGCCACGACACCAATAGAGCCAATCTGAGATGTCTGGGAATCAAGGGCCACCAGGTCGGACGCCGACCCGATCCAGACGCCAGCGCTAGCCATGGCACCCTGGACCAGGGTTGCAATCGGCTTGATGCCTCGCACGGATCGGACCGCTGACGCAGCTGCCTGGGTGCCGGCGACGGTTCCGCCCGGTGTGTCCGCCAGGATGATGATGGATTGCACAGCTGGATCGGCTACAGCGGATCGAACATCAGCGGCAAACATCTCTGTCGAGGTGCCGCCGCTCATGTTGCTCATCAGGTTCATCCGCTGCCCCAGGACGCCACGCAACGGAATCAGCGCCGTGCCGTTGGCCACTTCGTAGGCCTGCTGTTCGTTGACCATGGGCCGACCCAGGCGTGCCTCAATGGCCTGCAGGTCCACATCCTCCCCGCGAACCCTGGCGCAGTAGATCGCCTGGATCTCCTCCAGCCTGGTGGGCAGGATGGCCCACGGTGAGTTGAGAACGTCAAGAACAGTCATGGCATCATGCTAGGGGAAGCTGCAGCTGAGAAGAATCAGATTCATCTGAGTCTTCCGAGTCATCAGATTGATTTGGTTCTTCCTGTTGACCCACAGATTTTGTGGTGGGAGCTTTCGTGCCTACGGGTACCTGCAGTCCATCCCGCTCCCGATCCCGAACCTCTCGCGCACGCTGCCGGTGCTTCTGCTCCCGATCGCCACCGTCGTAGGCAACGATCTCCTCAGCCAGTGTTGTTTGGCCAATCTCGATTCGTTTCTCTGCTGCAGTGGCTTCCTTCAGTGGATCAAGGGCGCCAGGGCCATCGCCGCACCAGCTACTGCGACACCACGCAGCGCGGATGAAGGGATCGGAGAAAAATCCAGGGGCATCAATAATCCCGAGCGCTACAGCGTCTGCCAGCCATTCTTCGTAGATCGGCTGACACATCCGACGGGCCAGCCAAGTGCGCTCAATTTTCCACGTACGCCAGGCATCCATCAACGCAGCGCGACTGGCTGAATAGCTGGCGTTAAACGCTTTCGCCAGGATCTCCTTGGGCATGTTTAGGCCAATGCTGCAGATATTCAACATCGCCCCGAAGAAAGGATCAAAGTTCGGGTTAGGCCGGCCAGGAGTTGGACTTGATACGGACTCACCAGGCATAAGGTTGATCGCCTTGCCGCTATTTATGGCACCATCCCACTCGGCTGCTTTTTTATCTCTATAATCTTTTTCTTCATCGCTAAGAATATCAGCATAAGCCTCTGCGTCCATTGCCACAAATAACGCCAAAGCGGCGCTGTTCACCGCTGCGTCAACTTCCGCATCAGAATACCTTGTGAGTTGCTTAATTGTTGCAATGATTGGATCAAGAATAGGCAAGCCCCTTGTTTGGCCCGGACGCTTTATTTTCTTGAGATGCAACAGATTGCGGCGACCTGAAGCCGACAAAAAATCTATAGGCGTCCATTCATTAGCCGAACCAGGAATAATTTTTCCAGGATGATACTTGGCAACATGAGCCCGCAATGGTTCGCCATCAATGGCACGCTCAATGCCATCAACTAAAGGACCGGCATTCATTCTGCCGTTTGGATTGCTGACGCGATCGGCTTCTATGATTTGCGTTGCCAGCCTAAATGGCCATCCTTGCCGAGATTTACCAGCAAGCAATACGAAAGAATCCCCGGATACATCATGCGACCTTAGCGCCAGTTCTTGCTGTTCATAAAAGTTTAATTCTCCATGCACATCGGCAAAGGGCGATTCTGCCCACATCGAAAACCGCCGTTCTGTAAACGATTGCCAAGCGCTGGCTTGATCATCTGTTAAGCCCAGCTCTTCAGCATCAATTCTGCTCTGCAGGTTGATACCTGCAGCGACAATGTAAGAGCACCGTGTAGAGATAGCCCCCGTTGCTACCGGCGCGGTTCGCTCCAGATCACGCGAAAACGCACGCAGGTCAGCCAGTTCATACTGAGCAACACCATCAGCATCTAGCGACTGGGGGCGCCACATCGAAAACCGCGGCGATTGCGCCATTCGACTCGAGCCCGTCATGCCGCCAAACGCCATGGCCCCAGCACCGGCAAACATTGCCGGCCTGCGCAGTGGCTGCTTTGGTGGCTTCTTGCGCTTGGCCATCACCAGTTAGGCCTGATTGTGAGGGACCGCCCGCGACCACTGGCCGCAGCGCTTAAGCGCTTGACCTCAGTATCCCAGTATTTGATCCCCTCCCTGATCTGAGCGATGTTGGCGCGGGTCAGCGATCGGTCTCCAATGCTGTACTGCTGCCCAGTCAATACCTTGGCCTCTGCGTCCAGGTACTGCTGCAGTCGCTCCGTTGCAGTTGCGAGGCTGATTCCGCTCATGGTTACAGGCTAGTAATTTTCAGCCACGGCGAGCAAATCTATTTCCAGTCCTGGTACTCCCCTTCAGCTGCGCCTCCAGTTGATCCCACATGGTCGCCCGGTTGTAGCGCCGGGCCACCAGCTGCAGGGCCGCGTAGGCGTAGCGGGTGCAGTCTCCGCTTTCGTCATGCTCGCCCTGCGGCAAGAACCACTCGTACTGGGTGAAGCCCTTCACCATCTTGGGCCGCCGCTTCCAGGGGAACAGCTCCGCCAAGAACTGATCAGTCGAGGCCTCGCCCAGATGCAGATATCCAGGGCCTGGCGTGTCGTTGCGCAAGCGCCCCTGCAGGTGGGCCATGCTGGTGTCGGTGCCGATCGGATACAGCAGCACCGAATGCCGTTGGATCGCCTGATTTTTGCGGTTGATGTCTACGGCCTGGCCCTTGCCGATGATGGCCTTGCCGCTCTGGCTGCCGCCCTTGACCGGCACCCATTTCCCGCGAGTACGGCAGTAGTCGCGGACGCGGTGGGTTGCGTTGCCACCATCGTCAATGGCCCCCTGAATGATCGACAGCTGAGTGCCGTCGTGCCGTTTCCATTTGGTGTCGGCGATCCGGTCGAGCTGCTCCCAAACCTCATCGCCTTGCGGATCGCCATGGATCTCCCAGTGGCCAAGGTGCCAGCCCTCCTCGCCCCTACCCCAGCCCCAGAGAGTCACCACGATGCGCTCACCGATCGAACCGCCGCCGCCCTGCACGTCAACGCCTGCGGTGATCACCAGCACGCCATCCGGCACGCTGCCAGCCGGGTAGCCGTTGCCGGCTGCCGTGTTTTGTCGGCGCTTGGCCAGGCCCTCGGCATTGAACAGATTCTCCAGGGCATCCTCCCAAGCTTCGGCGGCGCGTTTGTTTACCCAGCCCTTCAGGAGAAGGTGATCATTTTTAGCCCTCAGAAACTCGTCTCTAATCTTCTCCCACATCAACCACCCGTATGGCGCATACCAGCCAGGCAGATGAAACCCCGCGGTCTCGCCATCGCCCCTGGCGGTCGCCTTCCATTCTCCCCCCGCCAGCATGGTCGCCTTGTGGTGTTGAGCGACGCGCTCATTGCACGCGGGGCACTGACACCACACATCACCATCGGGACGGTCCCATACGAAGTGCTCCCAGCGCAGCACCTCCAATGCCTCACAGCATGGCATCAACGCCCGGTAGCGGCGGCGATCGCTGCGAGTTTCGAACTCTGTGGTAATGCGGCAGGCGCCCCGAGTTCCCGGTGTACTGGTGAGCAGGGTTTTGCGATCTGGGAAATTGGTGAGACGAGCCTCAGCATTCTCCAAGGGATCGCCCTTGTCATCAATCTCTAGCGGCAATGATGAAACTTCATCAGCCCATAGATACTGAGCTGGCATACCCTGGGCTGCGCTACCACTGTTGCCGCCGATAATGCTCAGCAGCATATCGCCCTCAAACTCCTTCAGGAACATAGCGTTAGCAGCATCGCGCGATTTACTGCTTATCGCTTTAGCGGCTACAGCTGGAGTATCTTTGAACAACGGTGTAAGCCGTTGCCTGATCTGACGTTTAGCGAATGCCTCCGTAGGAAACATCACCAGGAACGGAGCGGGATCCATGGCGATTGTTCGACCCAACCAATTAAGACCACACTCGGTTTTTGCCCCAGATTGTGAGCCAAAAATAAGCACAACTCGCTTTATTTTTCGCTCCCTAGGACTAAGCAAATCCATCGGTTCTTTCAGGAACGGAACGCGATCAGTTCGCCACAGTCCTGGTTCTGACGTTGATCGCCGCGTAAGGATTCGCTCCCTATCCGCCCACTCGCTGACCGTCAGGTTAAGCGGTGGCTGCAGTGCCTTGACAAAGGCCTGCCTGTAAAGCAGCGCAGCATCAGGCATCGGCTAGCCCTCGTAGCGCTGATTCAATTTCAGCCTGAAGCTCTGATCTAACCTGATCCTGATCTGTCATCCCGGCAAGCTTGGCCGCCAATCTGTTGGGAATGATTAACAGCAGATCACGTACTTGCCGTGCTAGGCGAGAAGCTTCCTGCCTCACCTCGGCAGCTAGCACTAGCTCAGCCTTCTCCTTCATCAACTCAAGCCGCTCCCGCTCAGCCCTGTAGACCTCCCTGGCGCGTCGCGCTTCCGCGTAGCTGGGGCCGCCAGGTGCGGGAGGATGCGGAGCGGTAGATGCCTGCCGCCTCGGTGAACTGACC